GTGAAGCCATTGCCGGCATAACCCCTCAAGAGGTTGCAAGGCGTATTCTGAGTGCCGGCCTTGCCAGCGCGGACCCGAGGATTAATTCAAAAGCTCGATCTACGATGCTCGCCCGGACCTATAATATTTGGGCTTATAACGAGGGCGCGATTCTGTCCTATGCCGCTCATGGGGTTGGTAGTGTTGAGTGGCTTGTAACCAATGATGACCGGCTTTGTCAGTATTGCATGACCATGGAAATCGAGACAAATCAGGGAAATAAAGGCCGGGAGGTCGGAACGGGGAACGCATTTGCGAAAAGAGGCTCAATTCAAGGGGTTGACGGTGGGACTTTGAGGCTACCTTTTAACATAACTCACCCCCCGTTACACCCGAATTGCCGATGTACGATTGTCCCGGTATTGTAGAATGACTTGAATCCTATTGTTTATGGGATATAACTAATCAAAATTAATTACTTTTAGGAGGTAATCCGATGCCCGATCCCGTAGCAAGCCCAGCCGATATTGCCAATGTTTCAATGACAGGCTCTTTTGTGAAGTATTCCCCGGCCGAAAAGCTCAAGTATTTCCTTGTGCAAATGCGAACCGCTGTGGCCGTTCAAGTGTCTTATGTGGAAGCTGGAACCCCATTTTTTACAATCAAGGCCGATGATTCTATGGTAATTGGATCGAATAACTGGCGGGGACAGCCGATTTATTTCAATGCCGCAGCCGCTACGGTGCTTGAAATCATGACCATTGACAAGCCTTAGGAGGAATCATGGTAGATTATAACAATATTGACGGAACGGCTACTGAAACTGAAATTGATGATGCAGCCACAACCGGTAAATACAACCTTGCGGGTAAGGGGTTTCTCTTTGGTTTAGGCACCGAGATAGACGTTGATACCGCCCACGACATTAAATTTAACCCGGGTCAATGCAGAAATGGTGCTGACGGTGGTAGCATGGCCCTTGCTGCGGCCCTCGTAAAACAGATTGATGTTAATTGGGCAAGCGGTACTGCGGCCGGTGGTTTTCCCTCTGGCCTAACCCTGACCGCCGATACCTGGTACCACCTGTTTATAATTGATGAAACAGACCTCAGTATTGATGCTGGTTTTGATTCCAGCTTAACGGCCACCAATCTTTTGACGGATTCCGGGGGCTCATTCTATAGGCGTGTTGGGTCTGTTCTGGTTGATGGATCAGCCAACATTATTGGCTATACGCAATTTGGCGATCATTTTATGTGGGATACACCACCATACGATATTAATGGTGCGACTCAAGGCACATCAGCGACTTCAAGGACATTAAGTACGCCATTAGGGGTGAAGGTCTTATCTCACATTTCATCATCACAGTCAGTCGCGGCTGGCAGAGCAGTATTGTATATATCGTCACTTGATGCAGATGACGATGCCGCTGCTGCTGACGGGTCTAATTTTAAAGCAACGTCACTGCCTGATGTCGCCTCAAATCCAGCTATTATGGGTAATAGCTTAATAAGGACCAACACCTCCTCCCAGATAAGGACTAGGTCGGATATTGCCAGTACGGTTCTTAGAATAGCGACTTGGGGTTGGTTTGATTCAAGAGGGAGTAATGACTAATGAATTATTACGTTAAGAAAGAAGCGGGGATTATTATAAGTGCTTTCCGTAGACCGCAGGACGATACGGAGGTTGATGGTAATAATAAACCAATACCAGTTGATTCTACTGATGCTGATTTAATCGCATTTCAAAACCCTGTAAAATCATTAGATGAACAGAAAGAGGATTTTTACAACTCAGAAGGTTTGACCGATATTGAGTTTATTAAAGCCTTAATGCAGCAAGAGCTTGACGCCGATAGCTCGGTCCTGGATGCCTACAAAACAAAGAGGATTGCGGCTAGAGCAAAACCCGAATTCCCACAATAGGAAAATAATACGATGGTTAAGAACGCCGTATGGGATGCCGGGGGCACCAAAAACGCCGTTTGGGATGCTGGCGGGACTAAGAACTCGGTATGGTCTGACACCTTTTTCTGGGTTGACGATGACGTTGACGGCTTATTCAACAATGCAAATAACTGGAGTTCATCGTCTGGTGGTGCCGGTGGATTAGGCGTTCCCACTCTTCAAGATAAAATTGTCTTCGACGGCGGAAATGTAACCAATTGCCGATTAAACCTTGCCATGACGGTCGGCGAAATTGACATGCAAGCCGCCTACACAGGCACAATTGACGGCGCAACCGACGACTTATCACACGCAATTACCGGGGATGTTACCCTTGATGGTACTCGCTTTGACATGGGTGACGGTACATGGACGGTAAGCGGAAATTGGGATAATGTAGACGTTACCACATTCAACCGAAATTTATCTACGCTGGTTATGGATGGTACATCAAAAAATATAGTAACAGGTTTTGCCCCAACTTTCCACCACATTACCTTCTCTGGCACTATCACTATCCCCAACGCTCCTATAGCAAGCAGTGTTCAATTTCATGGAACATGTACTGTAAGTGGGACTCTTGATATTGAGGTGGGGAGACAAATAAGGACTATTACAGATGGAGCAGTTTTCACTGGTGCCGGAACGGTCACTGGGTCTGGTGTCTATCGGGCTGGTGCTGATACTACTTATAGCTTTAATGGAACATACACAGCCGCCGAGCTTCGCTTGGATGAAAGTACAACTCTTACTGTTGCCCCAACAATTGATAGTGCGCTGGTTACTTTCCTTGTAAGCGGAAGTGGCAATAAAACACTTACTTTCGCAGCCGGCACAACGACATTTACCGGCGATGTTATATTTAATGTTAATGCTGCAAACACCAATACGGTGGCGAATAACACGAATAATCCGAATTTAGTTTTCGAGGGTGACGTTACTTTGACGGAGACTGTCGGCACTCTTACCTGGACCAAGGGAACGGGCACAATCACATTCTCTGGTACTACAGTAACGCAGACCATAACAACCCTCAATAAGGGCCTTGAAGATTTTGTAATGAACAAGGCCAGCGGGACAGTCGTCATTGTTGATAACACGACCACAGAAAGCCTTACCCTAACCGCAGGAATTTGGGATGCGGCAACGAATGACCCCAACTTTACTATAGCTGGTGATTGCATTATGGATAACACTCAGACCGATATGGGCGATGGAACTTGGACGGTGAGCGGAAATTGGGACAACAAGGACGTAACTACATTTAATGAGAATGTCTCAACACTTGTAATGGATGGTGCGGGAAAGACATTCATCGGGTTCAGCTCTAACGCATTGGAAAATTTTACTGTTAGCGGCACTATTACGATTACTGATGCTGCTCTCGTTGTCAATGGTATATGTATTATAAGCGGAACTCTTACGGTAAATGTAGGCGAAAGGCTAAGAATCATTGGGGGCGGCGGTGATTTACAGATTGAAGCCACAGGAACTGTTACTGGAGCCGGTGAAACGCAAATTAATAACGAAGGCAAAATCTCAAAACAGGACGGAACGCTTGATACCGCACAATTAAATATTCTTGCTGCTCACACTTCGGGAACTATTGTCCCCGCGACATACGAATCTGCAACGGTGACATTTGACAATACCGGGTCTGGTATTCGCACGTTAAGGCTTTCATCTGGCACATATATATTTACCGGGAACGTTGTTTTCCTAGTAAATAATTCAGATGGTACTGTTGTCGATAATGCCACAAACAATCCGACTCTTGAATTTCGGGGAAATGTCACTCTAACCGAAACACTCGGTACAATCACCTGGACCAAAGGCACAGGAGCGATTAAATTTACAGCTACCTCTGGGACCGTCAATTTGACAAGTCTCGGGAAAGACCTTGAAGCCGTGGCCCAAGACGGGCCTGGGTCAACCCTGAATTTCGTGGATGACCTTACGGCAACCGGCCTTTCAGCCTGCCAGGGAGTGATTGATTACAATGTAAAAACATTTACCTTATCCGGTACGTTACTAATTGACGGCTCTACAGGGGCCACGGTTGACCTTGCGGGGCTTGCGGGCTCTACATTTACCGCCAATACCGCCACATTTAACGGAACAAGCATAGCCGCGAGACTGGATTTAAAGGCGTTGGCTGACTGGTTTTTGACATTAACTACCGACGGCTCGGCTAATTTTGTTGACGTATCCCATTCTGATGCAAGCGGTGGAAACAAGGTTACGGCCATGCAGTCTATAAATTCACTGAATAATCAGAATTGGTTTTTCGGTGGAGGCCCTGGATTATCAGGAAAAACCCGATATGCTGAACCATGGGACAGACCAAGTTTAAGATTATACAAAACATCCTTACACTAAAGCGGAGAAAGGCGGGAATCATGAATCAATCACGTTTTGAAATGGTCCAGAAAAACGTCCGGCGTGAAATTATGTTTGAAAAAAGCGTTATTTCCAAGGTCCATGGAGAAGGAGACAATGGCATAATCGAGGGATTTGCCTCTGTGTTTAATAACTTCGATCTGGATAATGACCGAATGCTGCCCGGTGCGTTTACTAGGACGATTCAGGAGCGAGTGAATCAAGGCAAGGTCCCGCTCATGACCCGACACGTAGCCCATGGGGGAGGTACCCTTGACACAATCGGAGGCGCGAAATCAGCGCATCAAGACGATTTTGGAATGTTCGCAACGTTCGATTTGTTTGATACCGAGAAGGCACAGGAAAACCGTAAGACTGCCAAGGCGGCGACGGATGCCGGTTTCCCATTTGGATTATCGGTCGGATTCCTGCCTATTCTCGGTAAATTTATGGAGAATGATCGAGGCGGCGTAGACTTTGCGGAGGTAATTTTACTCGAAACAACCATGCATCCGACACCATCAAATGAATTGGCCCTTGTAACTGGAGCCAAAACCTGTAATAGTATTAGTGAACTGCTAAAGGTGGACGTGGGCGATATGGCGAAACAGGCCATTCTCGCTCTCCCCAAAGGCGAATTGGGAGGATACGCTAAGTCTCTGAGCCTTCTTTTGGAGGCAATCGAGGAGCGACAAGCACAGCCAGAGCCCGGTGAACTAGACGCCGCGTGGCTAAACTCTGCGAAATCCACGCTCGAAAAAGAGAAATTGGCTATCCTAAAGTTGTCCATTTTTTAGGAGTAATTCAAATGAAACGTTTAAATGAACTGAAGGGCAAGGCTGAGGCCTTGCTAGAGGAGAAATCCGGCCTGATAGCAAAGGCTGAGGAAGCCAAAACGCAAGAAGAAAAAGACGCTTTTAATACGGATATTGAGGCGAAAACCGCCGAAATTACCAAGGCGTTAAAGGATTACGAGGACGAGGGTGAAATGCTCAAGGCCAAGTCAATCCTTTTAAACACCCATAAAAACCTGGAAACTAACTACCAGGGTAAGACCGTGGGTGCTGATCCCGAACCAGAACCAAAGCAAAAGATCACCTCGGATCGTCAGAGCGACGCCAGGGACCAACGCCTGAAATGGGGTATTGTGAATAAATACACCGTTGGCGGAATGTCTGCGCTTGGCGGAAAGGAATCCGAAGAAGCCAAAGCCGTACAGCCAAAGGCCAAGACCTCTGATGGTAAGTTTACCGGTGGGGAAGTGGCTTTGCCAGAGGTGATGAAATTGGCGATTCTTGGCAATCCGAAAATGATCAAAGGCGCGATGGCGAAGGCCCTGAATTCAACGGATGATGCGGCATTGATCCCTGAAGAATTCATTCCAACCCTGCTTGAACTTGAGCAGGAACCCGCTACGCTAATGGATCAAGTCACTCAAGTGCCAACGCGCACCGGTGAATTGACCTATCCTCGGCTGGTCCAGACAGACGCCAATGAATACGGCGGGATTGTCGCGGACTGGATTAATGAGGGTACGTCCAAGCCAGAAACAGAGCCAACTTTTGACCAAGTGGTAATCACGACCCATGAACTCGCGGCATATACCGAAGTGACAGAGCGCTTTCTGTCCCGTTCGGCTATTCCGATCGAGCCCATGTTGGCCCGTCTTTTCCGCAAAAGACTGCGGGATTTTATAGACGACGCCATTTGGAGCGGTTCAGGGACTGGTCGCCCACTCGGAATCATCAATACTACGTCCATTCGGACTGTAGCCCGTAAGACTGCGAATCAGGTCAATCCAGAGGATTTGGACGACTTGGAATTCGCTTTGAGATGGTACCACCGAGGACGCGGTATGTACGTCATGCACGACACCGCCCTCAAGTTCATTGTTAAATTGCGGGACGGCGAAAACCGTCCTCTTTACCGCGCCGACCCCTCGGCTCCTCATGTACGTCTGTTGAATGGATTCAATTTCGACGTACAGAACAGAGGACCGAATCTGGGGAACTCCGGGGATATTGGGTTTGGATTGCTCAGTGAATATATCATGCCAATGGAGGAAGAAATCACCATGGCAAGATCAGAGCATTTCAAGTTCCAAACCAACCGGATAGCCTTCAAGGTGTTCGCAGTTGTCGGGGGTGAACTTGTTCAACCTCGTAGCTGGGTAATCTTGTCAGGTCTCGGCTCTTAGAAACCGGCCGGAATGGGGTCGCCTCTCTGGTCCCGGAGAGGTCGGCCCCTCTTTTTATGGGATAGGGACTACGGGAGGGACACCGTATGACAAGCCAACATTTCAAGGTAATGCGTGAACTCGAAATAGCGCAAGGTAGACGTAAAAAATCAACACATTCACCTGGGGAAATGGTTCGAATAGTCAATCGTCATGATGCCTCAAGGCTAATGGCGCAGGGATATGTTGTTCCATGGGTCTACTCATTCCAGGACGAGCCTATCGGCGAACCCGCAAGGGAATATTTAAAAACAAAAAGGATTGGGTTCTGGATGTTTACATCCTCGCATTACAGCGGGGGGAGAATCCATATGTATCAATTCGCTTGGTGCGTGGCGAATATGGGTATGGAGGTCTATTTAATTACAAATGCTTGTCCGAAATGGATAAGAGATTACCCAAAAATCGATAATCTGAAAATCCTGATAGATGGAACAAACCCAATTCCACCGGATATTGATGTTGTAATTACCGATTCAAAGCAAACAATCGGTCAAAAAGCCTGGGAATACAAGAGCAGAAATGACAGGATTCCGCTTATATGCTTTAATTTTGAGACCCCTAATTGGGTAAAAGAATTCTGCCCGGAGTATGCTTCTCGCCTCGCGGTATCCTCTGACCTGTTCAATAAGGCTGATTATCTGCTTGCCAATTCCAGAGAGTCAAGAAAGTGGTTGCTGGAGTGGTTGAGTAAGCCCATAGAATGCGGCGTATTAGCGCCTGCGGTCAACACCTGGGGCATGAAACAAAAGGCTGCACTGATTCCACCCGCTAACCCCTACGTTGTCTGGAGCGCCCGACACGCTGATTATAAGGGTGCTGATGTTGCCATGGACGCAATCATGGAGCTTGATTACCCGATGGACCTTGTTTGTATAGGCTCGCCCAAAGGTGTTTCACGTGAAACAAAACCTCACCGGATGCACATTTTCAACGGTAAATCAGACGCGGAGAAATTCGAGCTAATGCGCGGGGCTGAATTGATCCTTGCTCCCTCACTTTTCGAGGGCTATGGGATGGTTCCTGGGGAGGCGCTGGCTTGCGGGACGCCTGTAATTGTATACGATTTACCGGTATTACGCCAAGAATATGGGGATAAATTAATGTATGTGCCGTGGGGAGACCGTAAAGCCTACAAGAAAAAGGTCAAAGATTTTTTAAATGCTGAATGTCATTGTGTTGGCGGGATTCAACCAAGGAAACAGATCGCTTCTGACGAGCCTGGATATTCTGTAAACGCTGAAGAGGCCAAAAAACAATACGGCCTTGAAGCAATGCAGGCGAAGATTGACGATATTAAATTCTTGACTTTCAACCGCAAGAAAATAAGCGCACATTTAATCTGCTATTGGGGGTTTATTCCGCAATCAATTGAATCAATTTACGAATACGTTGACGAGATTTTCGTTGCCTACGGGCCGACTGAGATTGGAAAAGCCGCTCCTCCGGATGGTAGCTTAGAGAGATTAGAGGCATTCCCGGACCCGGATAATAAAATCAAGATCGAAAAGCGTGAGGTTTGGCCGGATAAACTGGAAATGAGGGAGTCTTGCGTTACCCAATTCTCAGGGAATTATCACATTTTACTTGACGGGGACGAGATTTGGACGGGCTTAAAGGCTTGGATTGATAAGGGATTTGATTACGGTTGCCCGCGGTGGCTTAATTTCTGGCACAATCAGAACCACTGGGTTTCAGATTGTGCTGCCCTGGGCGGGTCTCGGTGGGGAAAATTGATAGAGCCCAAAGGTTCTACCTGCCCCCATTATCGGTGGTCTTATTGGCGGCCAACCTATCACTTTAGGCGACATTCTACGGCGGTAGATATGACGGATAAAGAGCTTCATTTTGATAAGATGGAACGCATCCCCTCAAAGGTCCCGGAGGCTATTATTTACCACCTTGGCCACGCTCTAAGCCGCGATGTAATGCGAGGAAAACACCAATTTTACAGGGATAGGGACGGGGACGACGAAGGCCGGCAGCGCCGGCAAAAGGTCTGGGAGGATTGGGATGGTGAGGTGGGAGATATTGGAGATGGAATCGTTCAGGCCGTTGATTGGCAATTACCGGAGATTGTACTCCGCGCTTTTGAAAGCCTGGGAGAGTCAAATGCCGCAAGCGAATAGCCTCAAGTGGTGGGATATGAAGGCCCTTAAATATCTGGACAAGGGCGACGACCGGGACCGGCCGGACGAATTCAAGGCGGCCGCTAAGCTCTTGGACGGGTCGGTTATCGAAATTGGGTGTTGTTTTGGGAACTTCAATAAGTACCTCCCAAAGAGCCAATTATATTCAGGTATGGATCATTCTGATTTTATGCTTGAAATTGCGAGAGAATCACACCCGGGAAGGACGTTTTACGGGTTAGATATTCTCGGGCATATCCCATGGGTGCTCAAAAAGTCCTACGATTGGGGGCTCTGTATGCAGACCCTAGAGCATTTCTCTTCCATTGATGACATAATGAAGGCAATCAAATCAATGACCCGTAAAGGGCTTGTTTTCACGGTCCCTATGGGGATACAATCCTTAACGGCTGTCAGGAATGACGGCCATATAAACGAGTGGGCTACTGAGGCCGACTTTTTAGCAGACTTTGGGAGGTTCGGTATTGTCGAACAATGGAAAGGCCGACCCAATCATTGGTGCGGCGTCCTCAAATGGAACGATTGAGATTCCAAAATGTGACATAAAAATCCACGGTCTCCAGAGGTCGGCAAATAATCTGGCTTATTGGGTGTTCCGTAAAAATTATAATACCGTGGCTTATGGATCGAAAAAGACAGGCTGTAAACATGGGAAATATATCGCGTTTAAAAGACTTGGGAGGCATTTACCGATTATCATTACCGTCAAAACTCCGTTCGCGTGGCTGGTTTCAGCGCACAGAAAATGGGGTCGAGGGACGTTTAAGAAGAATCCGCTGTTGCATGAGTGGTTGAGGAAATGGAATGCCATGAATAAACACTGGATGGACGTAGACAATGGGGATTGTGGCAAAGCCATAGTGCGTCATATTGACGTAATGAAAAACCCTGAAAAGGCCTATGATGATGCAGCTATAACTGTAGGTGCCATAAGGACTTCTGATAAATTCGTTATCCCTGAAAACAGGATGAATCAAAACGTGACAATTTCAGACGAGAAATTTCATCCGGAATATTACACCCAATTTCAGTATTTAGAGCAATACCCTGGACGGCTCCTGGATGGGCTCCGGAATAGAGTTGACATGGACCTTTGTGATAGAATGGGACTGGAGGTTTTACCGTGAAAATATCAATAAGTAAACAGATTCAGGCAGATATTGAAGATGGGGGATGGTTCAATTTCCATCGGTTTTATACGTGGATTGCCGACCAAGGCTATTATTCCCATGTAGAGGTCGGGTCCTGGATGGGCCACAGCGCCGTATACCTCGCTAAAGAGCTTCTAAAACGAGGGACAAAATTCTCTTTTTATTGTGTAGATTTGTGGGAACTTACGGCCGACCTTAAAAAAGTGGACTGTTCTGCATCCAGGAATACCATGCGTCGAAGCGGGAAAGTCTTCGATGCTCACATAAAGAGCAAGGGAGTGGCCCATTGTGTCCAGAAAATACAGGCTTGCTCGTGGGAGGCAGCCGATCAATTCCCGGACGGATCAATTGATTTTATTTATATAGACGCAGACCACCATTATGACTCAGTAAAAAAAGACCTTGCGGCCTGGACGCCAAAGCTCAAATTAACTGGAATGATTGCGGGCCACGACCTCCCAAAACCAGGAGTCAAAAAGGCGGTTAATGAAATATTCGGCGGTAAATATAGCGTATTTCCTCGGTCCTCGGTGTGGTTTATCCACCGTCGGGATATTGTAAATGTCAAATATGATGCTATGCCGAGCCTGGCAAGCCCAGAAAAACTATCAAAGGTACAAAATGACGCATAAATTCGTTATATGGCTTCCATTCAATCGCTGTGATACCGGAAAAGAGAACGGATTCCGATACAAAAAGACCCTCGCCAGGGCGGAGTGGTGGAAACAACGCGCCGAGATAATGCTCAAGTACACCCTCCCGAGTATTCAGAATCAATCTGATGGTGAGTTTATCCTAATTGCTGTTATGCTTGAACTGGATACCGAAAGATTTTTTCCTGTTGTAAACGCGATGGCTGACTTTGGAGGGGGTACGTATATTGATGATCGAGATAAAATCGAGGAAACGAGCTTGGAGCCGTTCAATTTAATGAAAGAACAGTACAATAGAGTTGATTTCTTGACAATGATCCGCGTGGATTCAGACGACATGATCCACCGGGATTTTATAAAAGAGATAAAAAGACTCGATCCTGAGAGACAAAAGGTAGCATATTGTATTGATGGATTCGCCTATTCGCCTGACGGAAGGCTCGCGAGCTACCATTGTAACGCCACTCCACCCCCTTTTTATGCGATAACTTTCCCGAATTGGTGCCTGGAAAATGCTGATAAATACGCTGAATATAGGCTAAATAACAAGCTCTACAAATATCACCACCAAATTCACCAAGCCCGGGCTTCTATTCGGCTACCGGATGGACTATACTGTTACGTGCTTCACCAGGAGAATACGACGAGCGCCTGGGATAATAAGAATACCTATAAGCACGTAGGTGAATTTGTTGGTGATATTTGTAGAGCTGGTTATTTAGCCTATATTCAGCGTATTTATCAGCATTTTCCAGGCACCAATTCGGGAAAGTTATCGCATAA